TAAATATGTTAAGCAAGTATGGTAAAGCATATATTATTGGACGGTCTTTATTTAATGAAGATTCAAAAGATTATGATTTTGTTTTACTTGCAGAGAGCAAATGCATTGATGATGTAATGAGTGATAGAATTTTTCATGATATGAATCTTCAAAAAGCCCATGGAAGTTCAGCAAACAATGAATCATTTTTTTGGGATGATTTTATAAAATTTGCATATAATGGAATTGATATTGATATTCTTATATCGTACAAGGGAAAGTCTATTGAAGATGTAATATCTGGATTCCCTCTTACAATTCAGCAGATTTGGAATACAGGTGGAATATTTTATTCTACTTCTGATTATAATGCAAGCATTCTTGAAGTCTCTCCAAATGGAAGGTTGAAATCTGGAGAAGAGCTTAAAAAAGTTATGAGGAAATACCTACAGTATTATCCAAATCTACAAATTGGTGTAAATTTCTTTAAAATAATGAAAAATGATTTTATCGGGGGAGACGAAGATGACGACAGTATTGACGGATTTTAACAACATTGGGGTGACTATACTCCAGACAAAAGGAATGATTGAGAAATTATCTATTGGAGACTATTCTCTTCCTGCACAAACAATCCTTGAGAATATTAGAAAATTTGTGGGAGAGAATACATCACAAACAGATGAAACTATTTTATGTGTTGACTCAAAAAGCTGGCGCAAGCTACTTCCTTTTGATTATAAGGCAAACAGAGATAAAAAGAAGCAAGAAGAAAAAGATAAAATGAAAATGATTTATGGATTTATTGAGCCATTTATCAATGATATTATTACACATAATCTTTTTCCTGTTATAAAAGTAAACTATGCAGAAGCTGATGATTCACTTGCTGTACTATCAAAATACATTGTATCGAATGGTGGAAAAGTTATTGTTTACTCAGGTGATATTGACATGGCTGTACTCCATGATGGAATAAACATTGATGTGTATAGGCGTGGTTGGGTAAGGTATCCTTTATTGTACAAGTCTGACGGAGTACATTTTCAAGATCCGACACATCAAAAAATGTACCAAATATTACGTGGACAGGATAAAGATGGAATACCAAAGATTATTGAAGAGAAAATAGTTACAGGTAGCAGAGTAAAAGGATTGGGGCCGAAAGGCACTATTGAGGTGCTTAATGATCCCGAAAGGGTTCAGGAATATATAAACAAGTTTCCAGAAAATTATAAAAGAAATAAATTGCTTACAGACTTTGATATGATTCCAAACTCAATACAACAGGCAATAATTGAGCACTATAATGCAAGGGTTGTTAGCGATTATAGAGATTGGGAGGGGTTCTTTGAAAAGTATAATCTTCACACCTTAATACCAATGGCTCAAATTTATCGAATGATTTTAAAATAATAAGGACTCAATGGAAGAAATAATCGGAATTTATAAGATAAAAAATGAAATAAATGGGAAGGTGTATATTGGCCTTAGTACAAAAGTTAGACATAGGATTAGATATCATACGGCAAGGCTTAAACAAAACACACATAAAAACAAACATCTTCAAAGTGCATTTAATAAACATGGAGAGCATAATTTTTCTTTTGAAGTTATTGAAGAATGTAGTGAAGATGAATTAACAGATAAGGAAAAGCTTTGGATAAAAGAATTTAAATCACATGATAGAAAGTTTGGATATAACAAAACGTATGGTGGCGAATTTGGAAGATTATCTGATGAAATATATGCAGAGTATTCAAAAAGACTTAAAGGGTGTGTAGTTAGCGAAGAACAGAAAAAGCAAATAAGCAAAACCCTTACTGGAAGAAAAAGGCCAAAAGATGAAGTAGATAGAACAGCTATATCTAATAGAAGATTTAATGACGAAATAGAGCTACAAATAATTTGCTTATTGAACTTTGGATTTAAACATAGGGAAGTAGCACAAATGTACAATGCAAAATTAACAACAATTCAAAGTATAAGATCAAGACACAGAAAAAAGGAGAACAAAATGAAAAAAACAAAATTAAAAGTTGCACTGATGGGGACATGCAATGGAAGTAAATGGAGAGATGAAATGATTCCAAATTTGAATATTGATTACTTTAATCCCGTTGTTGAAGGAGATTGGACTAAAGAAGATCAGCTTGAGGAATTGCGTCAGAGAATTTCGTGTGATTTTGTATTATATACAATTACACCAAAGATGATGGGAACATATTCAATTGCAGAGGTAGTTGACGATTCAAATAAGCGTCCTGAGAGGACTATTTTTCTCTTGACAATGGAAGATGAGGACAAAATGTTTACAGAAGGACAATGGAAGTCTTTGCTTGCTGTAAAGGATCTTGTCGAAAAGAATGGAGCATTTACTTCATTCAGTGTTGAAGAGGTTGAAGATTATTTAAATTCTAATAAATAGCTCTTGACATAGGTTGTGGCTCATGATACTATGGGTCATAACTTAAACAAAGGGAGGATTTTTATGGATTTTATTATTAGTGTTTTCGGTGCGAATGTGGTAATTGGTTTTGGTGTGTTCTTTTGGATTTTTATGTTTTTCTTTACTTTAAAAAATGTGTTTAAAGAAACGTATTTATACATGAAGAGTGATAAGAAAAGATGTTTTGACGGATGCTACTATTCATTTGACACTGTTAGGTGCTGTGGATGTGACTCTCAAATTTTTTCTTCAATTGTTTTATCTCTGTTCTTTCCTTTTACATACATTGGATTAACTATATGGCTTGTTTCAAAGTGTTTTTGTAAAATTATAACTACTGACTTGCCATATGCATTTAAGGCATTAGATTGGGTAACACCATCTGTTTCAATTAAATTAGAGAAGGAGGACAAATAATATGGATTTTATTCTAAGTGTTTTCGGTGCAAATGTGGTAATTTGCCTTGGTGTTTTGGCATATCTTATTGGAATTGTATTTACAATGAAAAATGTTTATGATGCTGAATATGACTCAATAAAGGCAGTTGGATTTAAAACAGAGGATAGTTGGGATGTAGGGGTTAGGACTGGAGATAGTTGGGGTGCAAAAGCTGTTTATGACAGTGACAAAGTTGGATTTCTTATTTTTAGTTTCTTTTTTCCTGTTGTCTGGATTTGGATAATTTGTTGTTTCTTCTGGAGTGTTTTGATGAAGACTTTAGCACTTACTTTTACAAAAGGTTTTGTTGCACTTGATAAAGTTATTCCACGACTTACTTTTAAAAGAGAGGATAATGATGGGTAAAAAAAGAACAATAATGGATCTTGACTTTAATAATCCTGAAGATTTAGAAATTGCACTTGAAATGGAAAGAGGCTGTGAAAGCTTCGAATGTGGAGCAATGCATTTAAAAGGAGGAAAAATGACTAAAACAGAATTACCAATGCTATTTGCATATGATTCAAAAGGAAGAGTAAAGACATGGCATGTTGAAGCAATTGATGAAGATATAATTGTTACAACAGGTCTTGAAGATGGCAAGAAAAAAGTTACGCCGTCTGTTGCCAAAGGTAAAAACATTGGCAAGGCAAATGAAACAACACCAGCAGAACAGGCAGTGATTGAAGCAAAGGCAAAGTGGGTAAAGCAACAGGAGCGTAAAGGGTATGTTGAAGACCTATCTGCGTACAAGTTTCAGTACTGGTGTACACTGGCAAAGGATTGGCTAAAGCAAAAAAACATGAGAGCAAAACTTTCAAAAACAAGGAATTTTGTGCAATGTAAATTAGATGGGGTACGTATGACCATTGAAAACACTAATAGCACTATGTCAAGAAGCAGAATTGAATATAAGGTAAAGTCCCAATCTTTTTATGATCAGATTTCAATTTTTAAAGAAACGTTGGAAAGCATTGTTGGAGCAGATGTTGTTATAGATTCTGAAGGGTACAAACATGGCTATATCCTTCAGCAAATACAAAAAAGTGTAAAAAAAGGAGAGGGAAAATTAAGCCCTGACGAGCTTGAGTTGCACATATTTGATTTCTATTGCCATGACAAAAAAGATCTTTTGTTTTCTGAAAGAGAAGCCATGCTTATTGAAACATTTAAAAGGTTAATAAAGATCCCCGGTGCAATCAATAAGATAAAACATGTCACATCAAAAGAAGTTGAAGATTTTGATGAATTTGAAAAATTAGTTGACGAGGCAGGAGAATTGGGGTATGAAGGAATTATGATTAGAAACGACAGTCCATACGATGTTGGAAATGGGTCAAAGAGATCTTCAACACTGTATAAATTTAAAAGATTTTTAGACGATGAATTTAAGATTATTGGGGTTAAAGAAACAAAAGAAATCACACTTAAGTCTGGAGAAGTTGTAAGACAGGGGCAGTTTATTTGTGAAAAAAAGCATAATGATGAAATTGTAACTTTTAAAGTAGTTCCTGTTGGCGAATCAAAAGGCATGAGACTTGATCTTCTTTTAAATAGTTCTAATTATATTGGCAAGCTTCTTAAGACGAAATTTCAAGATTTTACAGCAGATGGAAAACCTTCATTTGCAAAAGGACTGGCAATCAGGCTACCAGAGGATATGTAATTATTTAAAATAAAGCTTGACGAAGTGTCAAAAATGTGTTATAGTAAAAGTTTAGTGATGGACAGCGTACTTATAAGGCGTTTTTCTTAGCACCTGTTAGTTAAGAGATTACATCACACAACTAATTATAACAGGAGATTAAAGTGGGAAGAAAGAAGCTAACAACAGAAGAATTTATTAAAAAAGCAGTTACAGTACATGGAGACAAGTATAGTTATTCAAAAGTTGAGTATGTTAAATCAAATAGAAAAATTATAATTATATGTCCCATTCATAGAGAGTTTAATCAAACCCCAAGTAATCACTTAAGCGGAAAGGGTTGTCCAAAATGTGGAAAAATAAAAAGAACAAAAACAACTAAACAGTTTATTAAAGAAGCAATGGAGATACATAGCAATAATTATAATTATTCAAAAGTTGAATATTTTAACCACAAAACAAAGGTAGTAATTACATGTTCAATTCATGGAGAATTTATGCAAGCTCCTCATGTTCACTTACAAAGTGCAGGATGCCCAAAATGTGGAATAAAAAAAGTTGGAGATAAAACAAGAAGGACAATAGAACAGTTTCTTAGAAAAGCAAAAGAGGTGCACAAAGATAAGTATGATTATTCAAAAGTTGTATATATAAGCAATATAGTAAAAGTAATAATTATCTGCAATGAACATGGAGAATTTAAACAAACTACAGCAAATCATCTGAGTGGTCAAGGCTGTCCAAAATGTGGATTTAAAAACACAATAAAATCAAGACTAAAAACAAAAAAACAATTTATTAAAGAGGCGGTAGAGATGCATGAAGACAAGTATGATTATTCAAAAGTCAAATATATCAACACCAAAACAAAGATAATTATTGTCTGTCCAGAACATGGTGAATTTAAACAAATTCCAAGCAGTCATCTTCGAGGACATGGATGCCCAAAATGTAAAAGGTCAAAAGGTGAGGAGAAAATTGAAAAGTATCTAAAAGATAATAATATATTATTTGAAAATCAAAAAACATTTAAATATTGTAAATATATTAAAAAACTTAAATTTGACTTTTATTTACCTGACTACAACATTTGTATAGAATATGATGGGGAGCAACATTTTAAATCTGTTAAATACTTCGGCGGGGAAAAAGACTTTAAAAAAAGGCTAAAAAGAGACAAGATTAAAGAAAAGTATTGCAAAGAGAATGGAATTAAACTTATACGAATTTCATATACTGAATTTAACAATATGGAGAATATATTAAAGGAGAAATATGGAATACTATGACATTATCTACCTAAGACAAGAGACAAAAGAGCTTAATTTTCTACTTGAATATGCCAAAGCGTTTCATGAATTTCATAAGATGCTTGACCAAGGCTTTGTGGATTGTATAGCAAATGTTAACATAAATGCCATGCATTATTGGCGCTTCTACAACTCTTTAAAAGATCTTGTTAAGTTTTGTGACACAAACAAACTATCTCATAAGAGATTTTGGAAATATGCTTATGAAGTCTTATTATTAAATGGAAATGATTCAAAATCTTTTTTTAATATTTGGACTCTTCCATGGATGAAAGAAGCAATTTTAAAAAAATCAGAAGAGAATGATCAAATTGTTTTAGCAAAATCATATGACAGTTATACAAAAAATAACCCATATTATTACATATATTACAACGCCCTTGTTTTGAGGCTTAAAGACAAATATGGCGATGATGAGTGTAGAAGCAAAATAAAAGACTTGACAAATTCAGAAAAATTTGATATAAGGGTATTTAATGATTTTAATATTATTGTATAAGGAGGTTCTATGAGACAAGAAGGTGCAGGAGAAAAAGGCGTTAGATGTTATCGGACAGCATGTCAAACAAAAAATGGTATTGACTATTACAATTCTTCAACTAAGAAGTATTACTGTAAAGATTGTGCAGATGCTATAAACTACTGGAGTATGAAAGATGTTGGTGTTAATATTGTTACATATGAGAAGTCAGAGGAGGCAACATGAAAATTGATAAAGACAAAATAATTGGCCATATTGAAAACATCTATTATAATATTAAAATGGGCGCAATTAATATTATTCAATGGATGCCTATTATTTGGGGGGACAGGGATTGGGATCAGTATTATCTCTTGAAAATGCTTGAATTTAAACTTTTAAAGATGGAAAAGAGATTTAAAAGACATGGTCTTTGTGATAGTTCAGATGATCATGCAAGACAGTTAAAAAAATGTGCTGCAATTTTTAAAAGGCTATACGAGGATGAGTATGACGAAAATTCTTTTAAAAAACATGATGAAAAATGGGGTAAAATTGACATTTCTTTTAAAGACATAGGGAATGAGCTTTATGAGTGCTTAGTTTCTCGTAAAAATGCTGTGTCAGAAGAAGATAAGGAAAAAGAACGTCATGAATCAAGTATTTGTCATGAAAAGGCTGCTGAAAGTCAAAAAAGTGATTTAAAGGAAGTTTTTTGGGTTATGCAAAGCAGTCTTTTATCATGGTGGGACTAAGGGGGGTGTAATGCAGAAAGCACATATTATTTTAAGATATGAAGGAAAAGATTATTCTGTAAAAGAAGAATATGATGACGATGTTGATGTTGAATTTTTATGGCTTGATGGAAATTGGGATTGTGATTGCAATAGAAGTCTTTCTATAATCAGATGTTGTAACCCAAATTTTACAGAAATGGATTGTGGAGATGAAATTGAACTTGTTTCTTTATTTATAGGAGAGTAAAATGGGACGCATGAAGTGCAATAGAGAAGGGTGTAAAAACAGTGGATGTACTCATTATTCAAAAGAGTATGGATATATTTGTGAAGAATGTATGATTGAGTTTTCATATGGAGGCAGATCAATTGAAGATTTTATGAAGCTTAGAAAAAGAACATCTTCACAAAAACAAGTTACGCTAAAATATTTAAAAGGATTTTTCAAATATGAACGCAGGGAGGAATTTTATTAATGTTTAGTATGGATGAAGATCAAAAAAACATGTTAGACAAATGGAATGAAGAACATGAATGTAAACTTAAAGAATATTCTGGAGCTATTGGTGGAAGACTTACATATAGTGTAACACCAACAGGTCTTGGACTTGTAACTATTGTTTCATGTGGTTGTGGCGAAGAGATAGATTTAACAGATTATAACTGGTAGGAGTTGATATGGACGGAGATTTATTAAAAAATATTTTAAAATATGATAAAAATACTGGACTGTTTACATCATTAAAAACAAATAAAGAACTTGGATGGACGCATAGTGAAGGATATATAGCTATTGAAATAATTGGAAAGAAATACTATGCACATAGACTTGCTTGGATGTATGAATATGGGTATTTTCCAGAAAATGGAATAGACCATATTAATAAAAATAGATCTGACAATAGAATTAAAAACTTAAGAGAGGCTGGAAAAAGATGTAATGGACAAAATTGCAAAATTAGCAAAAATAATAAATCTGGAGTTACTGGCGTATATTTTGACAAAAGAAATAACAAATGGAAGGCTCAGATAAAGATAGATAAGAAGATGATATATCTTGGTCAGTTTGATGAACTTTATGATGCAGTATTAGCAAGATGGAATGAAGAGCAAGACAATCCAGAATGGAAATGTTCTATTAGTTCATCTGCAAATAATTATTTAAAGGATAACAAATGTTAAATCCAGACAACCTTTATGATTTATTAGAAGAGCATTATAATATTGAGAGAGGTACAAATGCTTGGAAATTAAATGGAACATGTCCAAGATGCGAGAAAAGCTCATCTGACTTAAGATTATTTTGCAAAACACCTGAAAAATTTGAAAACGAAATTGAAAGTTTTAAAGACAGTTTTTCATTCTGTCATCATTGCAGCGAGAGTATTTCTGCATTGACATATGTTAACTACATATTAGATATTTCTTGGAAAGAAGCTGAAGAGTGGTTAGAAAGAGAGGATTCATTCATAAAAACAGCAGAAGAAATTGAGGCAGAAAAAGAACAGGAGTTTCCATATCCAGACTGTATATCGATAAAAGATTCCCCCATCGCTTTAGAATACGCCCATACAAGAGGTTTTACAGATAAGGATATATTAATGTTTGGACTTTTGTTTACGTGCTCAGATATAGCCTATATGGGACGTGACAGATATTTTAAAAACAGATTGTTCTTTCCTATTTACTCAAGATGTGGAACCTTAGAAGGGTATATTTGTCGTTCAATTTATGATAGCAGAGCCAAATATATGTTTGCACCATTTTTTCAAAAGAGTAATCATCTTTATTCTTCTCACATGGTTCAAAAAGAGACACCTTTGCTTGTATTATGTGAAGGGGTAGTTGATTGCATAGCTTATTGGCGTATTGGTGTTCCTGCTGTAGCATGCTTTGGAAAAACAATATCAAAGAAACAGTTGGATATTTTACTTGAAATCAATCCTAAAAGATTGTATCTTGCATTTGATGCTGACGCAATAATGAAAAGCTTTTTATTTTATGAAAAGTATCAGCATATCTTTGATATTATTAAAATAATGAACATGGAACATGACGCAGATGAAATGACAGAATATGACTTAAAGTCAACAATTGTTAATGCGATTGATTACTGTCAAGATCAGAAACTTTTATTACAATTGGGAGGTTAATATGAAAAAATTTATTTTAGTTTTAGCTGTTTTATTTGCTTTTTTTGGATGTTATGACTATAAAGAAGGAAAAAGTGCAAAGTCTGGCAGTGAAACAATTGGCACAATTTGTATAGATGGAGTTGAGTATATAAAAACATATTCTGGATATTATGGATACATGGCTCCGCATTTTAAGCCAGATGGTTCGTTATATTTGTGTGATTAAATGAATAAAAAAATGAAAGCACAGTTGTATATTGATACTTTTAATAGATGTAACAATGTTATGACAAGTTGTAAAACTGAGTTTCAGCTATCCAATGGAAGGAAATATTGCGAAATGTTAATAGTAAAAAATGCAAAAAAGATTGATGAAAGATTTTATGCAAATTGCAATTTCCCTTCAATATTAAAAAAATATTCTGATTTATGTTGGTACGTAGAACACTATAGACTTTCAGATAGAACCACTGGTATAGAACAAGAAAAAAGAATTGGATTGATATAGGAGGCTAATATGAGAAAAATGAATGATACAGAAGTTATGGAAAAAATAGAAGAACTTGCTAAAGAGAATGATTGTGAAATTCTTTTAATTACAAAAGTTGGTTCACAATTGTTTGGGACTCATCACGAAAACTCTGATGTTGATTATGGTGGTGTTTTTTTACCATCAAAAAAATCATGCGTTTTAGGAACTGCTCTTAAAAAAATCAAGTTTAGTACAGGAGAAGACGGAAAGAAAAACTCAAAAGATGATATTGATATTTCTCTTTGGTCGCTCCAGAGATGGTTGAATCTAATTAACAAAGGCGATACAAATGCAATTGATGTTCTTTATTCAATCACAAACAAGGAATGTACTCTGGTTTACGACACAAGACTTTCTCTGTTATTTTCGCTAAGAGAGAAGCTGTTCAATAAAAAAGACTTGAAAGGATATATTGGATATGTTCGTTCACAATCTTTAAAGTATGGAATGAAGGGAACAAAGTTTAATATCATTAAAAATGCATATGAATGGATTATGACTCTTGATCAATCTCTTGACAATGATCATTTATGGAGTGTAAACTATCAGGATCTTTTAGACAAGCATGGAGATGATCAGTATCTGTATAAAGAGGATGTAGAAGAAAAACCATCTATTGTCTTATGTGGAAAAGTTCATAATCTTGAAACAAGAATTGGCGAAGTAAAAAAACGTTTTGACAAAGAATTTAGAAAAAAATATGGAAAAAGAGCACAGGAGGCAGCAAAAAACAATGGAGTGGATTATAAAGCGATTTCTCATTCTGTAAGAGCTATTCATCAAATGAAGCAGATTCTTTTAGATGGAGATATTAAATTTCCATTGGAGACTGCTGACTTTATTCGCGAAGTTAAACTTGGAGAACATTCTTTTGAAAGTGTTGAGGCATTACTGGATGATGGGCTTAATGAAATTTATAACATCATTGATAATAATCCTCCAAAAGACACCAAAGATTTGGACTTTATTGATTATTTTGTTTTATTAATGTATAAAGAAGCAAAGGGGGCTTATCTATGAAGAAAATATCAGGAGGAGTAATTATAGCAACTTTATTCGGATTGGCATTTGCAGTTGTTTTATTTTTTTCTTTGTTTTTTACAGATTTAAAAACTGATGATGTAAAACTAACAAAAATGACAGATCAGGAATTGAGCGAGATCTATTGTCAGGGAACAATAGATGTTGTAGGTTTGATTGGTATGGATATGACAGGCATTGAAACCCACGAACAGTTTAACAGTGCTCTGCAATCTTTTTTCATTGATTTAGATTTAAAAAATCCAGAGATGGCTCTGGAATCAGTATGTATATTGATTAATTCAATTAACTCAGATATTGAGCTAAATGAAGTTCAAACGAATGTATTCGTAGAAGGTTTGATAAAGGGTGGATTTGACTCTTTTTCAAAGTCTTTTGAAGAAATGGGATTTGGTAGGTTGACGGTCGGTGACTTTCATGTTACGACCCATGGAACTATTAAAATAACTGTAAAATAGGAGGGAAAATGTTTACACTATTATTAGTCATGATTAGTATAAGGTACAACAGACATTTCGATGGATTGTATCTTTTTACTGGATCATTAGATGGATGTGGTATATTTATGACATTTTTTATTTTACTTATGGTTTTAAACTAATTATTTAAAAAAGGAGATTTGTGATGAAATTAATAGGTTTGTTAATTATTTTGGTTGGGATTGCAGTAGGTATCTACATTGGTTTTTGGTTGGGATACATTGGAGGCATTGTTCAGGTGATAACTGCTTTTAAGGCAGTAGAGATTGTGGCATCGGAAGTCGCTTTTGGAATGTTACGATTTCTATTCGGTGGATCAGTTGGAGCTATTGTTGGGTTTTTTATTAGTATGTTTGGATGTTCACTTATAGCGGCATAAACAGGAGGTGTTATGATTGTACTTATTTTAGCATACATTGAAGCAAAATTTGATTATAATGCAGGAGAATTGAGCACTATAGCTGTTTTATTTGATATGGCTGGTGCAATCATGACATATGATTTAATTTTAAATTTGTCTTGACAAATAATTAAAAACATGGTATAAGGAGGATTCATGAAAACTGCACAGTTTTTAGGAGATTTTAAGGTAGAAGAGTTATGGAACAAAGGGTGTTCAAAGGAATTGATTGATAAGTTTGTTAATGTAATTGGTTTTGAAGGAACAGTTACAGAGAAAAACTTTCGGTCAATTTTTGACACATTTGAAAATGTTGAAGAGCTTATTCAATATGGTTTTTTAAGAGAGAAAAAAGAAGAGGTAACTATGGAAGATTGTGCATTTATCGAATCTATTCTTCCTATTTTTGAAAGTATTTATGGAGACAATTCTGATAAGGATTCAGAATGCGACGATTGTAGTGATTGTACTTGCGATACTCTTTCTGATGATACTTCAAAAGACGTTACTGATGTCATTGAAGACATTAAGAAAAATCTTATTTCTGGTATGGAAGAAGTGATGACAAGAGTTTTAAAAGAAGGACTTGATGCAGATGATGATGAAATTGTAGATGTTAAAATAGACATGAATGATTCATTTGAGACACTTGTTTCTTTTAAGTACGTTGATAAAAATATTAAAGAAGTGACCGATTTCATGGGAGCACTTTTAAAATAATGGTTAGTGTTTATCAGTCATTGAACAAGTTGCAAAGAAAAGTGGACACCCTTGTAAGAAAAGATATAGAAGAGATTCTTAAAAGAGGGTGTCCACCTTGTTTCAAGACAAAAAACAGTTGTGAAAAGGTATGTAAATTCAAAATAGAATGTACGAATATAATTGTTCTTGATAGTCAAGACTTAAAGAAATGGGGGTTATAATTGAATAAGGAGTTAAAAAAGAATGGTATTGGTATATTTAAAGACTCTGGAGCAAGATACAAGTTCAAAGAAGGGAGGCGTTACAAAAAAGGTCATAATGCAAACTTAAGAAAGATCGCAGTAGAAATTAATAGAAGATTGAAAGACAAGGGGGCCGACATTGAATTTGAAACAGTTTTCTTAGTCATAAACGAACTTCCAGAGGCTTTAACAAAATTGCTATTTAAGTTTGGAGAGATAATGATTCATGGGTTTGGCAGCATTATCTCAAAAAAGGTTGAAGTAAGGAATGCATCAAGAGAGTATCAAAGCAGCGACGAGAATGGAAAGAAACTTGGGTATCAAAGAGCTTTCATAGACATGGACTTTATTGCAAACAGTGCTTTAAAGTTAAAAGTAAACAACAGGCCAACATTTAATCAAAAAAGGGAAATTCTTAAAAAAAGAAGCGCAGAAGAAAGGGCTAATGTAAGAAGAGAAGTGTATGAGGAAGAAGCAGCACTTAATCTCTTTTATCTATTTGATGGAATTCTTAGTGTAGAAGATCATGTTGAAAAATACAGCGATCTTGTTCATTGGGATGACATATCATGTTATTATACCAAAACTGGAAAAAAATCAGAAGATCTTCCTGTAAGGGATGAAGAAGTTCTTAGAAGACTGAAAGACATGATCAGAGACGTTAATAATGATGATTTTAGATACTACTCCACTTGGGATGCACATTCAGTAAAAGCATTAAGGGGGAGGAATATTGAGCCAGATTTGGCACTCTGGAAAGGTCATGACTTTAGTGAAGAAGGATATTTTACTTGGTGGAATCAACAAACAAAAAAGAAGTTATAAGGAGGGCAGATGCCAATTTTTGATTATGAGTGTAGCAAATGTGGAAGTATTTTTGAAAAAATTGAATTTCACAACACTCCAAAAGATTTAAAAGTATTTTGTAAAAAATGTAAAGGAACAACAAAGAAGATTCCAACAGGAAGTTATTCATTTAAGATTCATGGGTATTCTGAAAGGGATGGGTATAGTGATGAGGGTTTAGCAAATGATGATGGACAACCATTAAAGTAAAGGAGTTTTCATGGAGAAAAGGATGTACAAAGTAAAATGTGAGGATTGCGAAAAAGATGACGATCAAATGGGTGAAGTAACAGAAGAACAGGCAATAATGTTTGAGGCCGAATGTTTTTTCTGGAGAAGATATTTTAATCTTATTGATTACGACTTAACAATTTCTGTAGAAGACTTTAACGAAACAGGATCTGCTGGTGTAAAAAATGCAGATGGAATTTGTGGAATGTGCGATGCATTAACTGGAAACCGATGTTGCACAATCTTTTTGAACACAAGAATCCCAAAAAGAGTTTTAAATGACAGGACTATTCGAAAGATTGCTTTTCATGAAATCATGGAGCTTTTTTATGCAAGGATTCGTGACCTTGCAGCACAAAGAACTTTTGACTATGAGGCTTATGATTCTGCCATTCATCGACTGATTAGAGTTGGTGAAAGCACAATCTTTGAAGAAATGGAGCATGCAAAAGATGTAATGATTGCAGAAGCAGAATTTGAAGAGCAAATGAGACTTGAGGCAGAAGAAAAAGAGAAAGAAAAAAAGAAAAAGGCAAAAGCAAAAAAGAAAGCAGATAAAGACAAGAGTAAATAACGAAAAGGTCGGGCTTATGTCCGACCTTTTTAATGGAGGGTTATGAAATTATTTATTGACAACTATTATACATACACCTACTCCACAATACCTGCGGAACATAAAGTTATATGGGATAGATTAAAATACTTTAATGAAAATTTTGAACATGTAAATAGGGTTACTGGTGGGAATTGGGATGGATTTAGCTCAATGTATAATGTTCGGGTTTCTAAAGGATATTTTTATACTGGTTTTTTAGACTTAATTTTATTAGATTTGCAAAACTTAGGTTGCAATATAGAATTAGAAGATAGAAGAATTATTCCAGATAAAACAATATTTGTTGAAAATTTAAATTATGAACTTAGGGATTATCAGGAAAGAACTATTAAAGAGATATTGGCACAACCAAGGGGATCTATAGATGCAGCAATGTCTGCTGGAAAGACTCCAATTTCTTTAGATATATTTATAAATCTTGGTGTTAAAACACTAATCTTGGTTCATAGAAAATCGTTAATGTATCAGAACTATGCAGAATATAAAAAGTTTGCACCAGATGCATCTGTTGGACGTATTGGGGATGGTAAGTTTGAGATTGGGGAAGACTTTACTGTTGGGATTATTAACTCAGTCAGCGGGAGAATAAAAAGAAAACCAGAAACAATAATTCCATTTTTAAAGAGTCTTGGGTGCATTATTTGTGATGAAAGTCATGTTGGAGTAAATAAACAATTCCAGTCTGTTTTAGAATTGTCTGATGCTTATTATAGATACGGACAAAGTGGCACTTTAAATCTTAGAAATCAACAAGCAAATATTGAATCTATTGGACTTTATGGCCCCATTAGAACAATAACAACAGCAGAAGAATTAGTTAAAAAGGGGCATTCTGCACAGGTTTATTATAAACAAATAGATATTGGGTTTCCTGAGAGCCTAAGAAGTGTTAGAAGTAAGGCAGAAGCAACAGAGAGAGGTATAAAATATAATAAATATAGAAATGGGATGATTGTAAATACTGCATTTAAATTCCTATCTAATGGATATAGTCCAGTTATTTTATTTCGCAATATCGATCATGGAGAAATGATTTCAGAAGAGTTGAAGGGAAAATATCCACATGTGAGATTTTCTATAATGGATGGGACAACCCCAATCAATATAAGAGAAAAAATAAAGGAAGATTATATTTCTGGCAAAATAGACATAATTATTTCAAGTATGATTATGAGTACAGGCATCAGTATTAATAAAATTGATTGCGTTATATTCGCCGGTGGTGGCACGGACATATCTTCACTGTTGCAAATTGGTGGACGAGCAGCGAGAAAAAAAACAGACAGAAATTATGCATATTATATCGATCTTGCAGATAATTTCCATCCAGCATTGCAAGAGGATTCTGAAAAAAGAAGAATGGGTATAGATAGTTATCCGGGCTATATTGTAATAGATTAAAAATGGAGATAATATTGAAAAAAGTAATATGTAAAACCTGTGGAAAAGAATTAAATCTTTGTGAAAAGAATTTTGGCAAAGAAAAGAAAAATAGGTCTGGCTTTAAAGGCAGTTGTAAAAAGTGTATTGCAAAATATAAAAAAGAGCATTCCGAGAAGAATAAGGAAAATATAGCAAAAAAGCAAAAAGAGCACTATGAAAACAACAGAAAAGAGATAATAGAAAACAGTAAAAAATATTATGAAAGTAATAAAGAAAAAACAGTTGAATATAAAAAAGAGCACTATGAGAAAAATAAGATAGAAATAGCAAAAAAACATAAAGAAAATTATGAAAAAAACAAAGAAGAACTTTTAAAAAAATCTAAAGAACATAGTAAAGAAAAAGCAAAGCACTTAACCTACAAAGATCAATTATTTGCAGATGAGGCAAGAGAGGCAGATAATAATATATTAGAAGTAAAGTGCAAGCACTGTAAAGAATGGTTTAAGCCAGCAAATAGTCAAGTAAAAACCAGAATAAATGCAATTAATGGAAAAGCGAGGGGAGAAAATCACTTTTATTGCAGTGAGGAGTGTAAGGATAATTGTGAGGTTTATGGAAAAAAGCCATCACAGCTTGAAAGGCTTGATGAAATAAACGCAGGAATATACAAAATTCACAAGCATGAGGGTTTTTACACACAAGATCAACTAAATATTTGGAGCAAACAAGTAAGAGACAATGCAAACAATGAATGCGAAAGATGTGGGAGTAAAGAAAATCTTCAAGCCCATCATGTTCTGCCTAAATCTGAACACCCAGAACAAGCATTGGAGCCAGACAATGGAGTGTGTTTATGTATTGAGTGCCATAAAGAAGCACACAGCCAAGATGGGTGCAGAACAGGACAATTAAGAAAATGCGAAATATTAGAAAACAGCTTGACAGACAAAAAGAATCATGATAAAGTGCATCATTAAATAAGGAGGGTATATGAAAGATTACTTTGGGAGAGAAATAAAAGATTTTGATCTTGTTGTATCAAAGTCAACTGGTAGACGTTCCCGTATGAGACATGGAATATGTGTTGATGGGATTATATGGTTTGAACCATATAGTTATGGTGGTTCTGAGAAAGTGTGGATTAACACATCCAATGAGCCAAAACTTGAAGAAATGAGGCTTAAGCTTGTTGAAGATTACAAAGCATACAGGCAAGGAATGGAAGACAAGAAAAAAGAAGATCAGCAAAAAAGAATTAAAAAGAAAGACTTCAAAAGATTTGGCGTGTACGATGGTGAAATATTTCTTGGAGAATGTTTCATTAATGGAGAGAAGAAAGAAAATATATGGATTAGCTTATCAAAAAATACTTGGGACGATTCATTTTCAAAAGATAATTTTAAAATTTCTCTTATTAGAAGAAAGCCAAGTTACTCATTCCACAGTGGAGAAAACGAATATATTCCCGAAGAAAGATTAATTAGAGAAGTAAAGTATCCAAAAAAAATGAAAGAAGACTTTTTATTAACAGCTTCTGAAGTTAATGATTTATTTGAAAAGCAGTGGGATCTTTGTAGAAATGATAAAAACAATTCAAGTAAAAAAGCAATTGAATGGTTAAAGATATTATTTGACATATAAACAAAAGTATGATATATATGTCTCAGACTTATGAAATATGACTTAATTTTTACACAGGGAGGGCACTTATGGAAATGGACAAAGACCTTATTAAAACACACGATGAAATTCTATTATCTCTTATTCAATCGCTTATTCGACAGAAATTTGAATTTGAAAATGGGAAGGAGTTTAGTGCGCTTGAACTTTTTAGTGCATCTGCATTGAAAGATATGTTTCTTGGATGTATTGATTTATATCTTGAAGAAGTATTGTGGATTGACAAAGAAGGTAAGCAAATTGCAAAAAAGCATAGAAAAATACCTCCAAAGGTTTATTCACTTAAGGAATACATCAAGTATCTTTATCATTCACATGCTGATTTTGAAGGTAAAGGACTTACAATGAGAGAAGCACAGCATGATGCAAAAAATGCTCTTATTCTTTACTGCTATGAGCAGATTCTTAGAAGTGATGGACTTTCAATGGGACAAGTAGAGAGAGGTGTATAATGAAAAAATTATTTGAAGCTTTAAATATATTTAAAAAATATTGGACAGAAGATGAAACATCACCATTCCATTGTGAACATGATACTTTATTCATCTGAGGAATACAAGTTTCTGATGTATCAGAGGAAGACGATAAAAAACTTGATGAACTTGGATTCTATCATGGTGATGATAATGGATATGAAACTGGCTGTTCATGCTAAAAGGAGGAAAAAAACAAAATGCAAAAAATGGTAACAGTAGAAAAAATAAAAGAAATAAAGATACATGAAAATGCAGACCTACTTGAACTTGCATACGTGAAGGGGTGGCAAGTATGTGTACAGAAAGGACTTTACAAGGAAGGGGATATTATTCTCTACTTTGCAGTTGACTCTATTCTTCCACAGCCAATTGAAGAAAAGATATTCGGAGAAGGTGCAAAAGTAACTCTTAAAAAATCAAGAGTAAGAACAATCAAGCTAAGAGGGGCATACTCACAGGGACTTATTGCTCCAATTGATTTGTTTTCTTACAGATCTTTTCATAACTTTCGTGAAGGAATGGACTTTACAAGAGAATTTGGTGTTGAAAAGTTTGAGCCAAAGATCAATAAAGGAGATGTTCTTTATACTGGTGATGGTAAAAAAGTAAAAAGAACGAAGAATCCAAACTTTTTCAAAGTAAGAAAGCCACAGAACATTAAAAACTATCCAGAAGCATTTATGGGAAAAGAGGTTGTTATTACTGAGAAGATTCACGGCAGTTCTTGGATTGGTGCGTGGGTAAAACGTCCCGGCAAAACATTTTTTGAAAAACTTACAAGACTTATTCTTGGCGAATATGAGTTTTGTTATCGCTCAAAAAATGTTCAGTTACAAAGAAAAGACACAATTCTAAATGCGATGCTTAAAAAATTTGGTGTAATTAAAAATACAATGTATTACAATACTAATATTTATGTTGCTATGTGTAAAAAATATAACATCGCAAACAAGCTTCCAATGGGATATGAAGTGACAGGTGAGATTTATGGTTCAGGCATTCAGAAAGGATATAATTATGATTGTAAAGATGGCGAAAGAAAACTTGTCATTTATGGTGTAAGAAAAGATGGCAAAAACCTACCTCATAAAGATGCGGTATGTCTTGCCACGAAAGATTGTGGTCTTGACTATGTTCCTGTTCTTTTTGAAGGAATTCTTACTCCAGAAGTACTTGAGAAATGTACTAATGGAAAATCAGCACTTGATCCAAAAACAAAAGTTCGTGAAGGATGTGTTGTAGAGCTTAAAGAAGCAAATGGAGAAAATGTATGGCTTGGTGCGCCTGTTTTGAAAAGTATTTCTGAAAAGTATTTATTAAAAGATAATACAGACTATCATTAAAGTAATATATGGAGAACATGGATAAAAAATGAATGAAATAGTAATTTGCAAGGAATGCAAAGAGGAGTTGAAATTATGTGTGGAGAATTTTCATAAGGCCAACAATACTAAAACTTGCTTTAGAGGAAAATGTAAAAAATGTGATGCAAAATATCAAAGAGAATATAATAAAAAAAATAAAGATAAAATAGCAAAAAGAGATAAGGAGTATAGCAAAAAAAGAGTAGAGTTACGTAAGGAATATAAGAAAAAATATTATAAATCATCTGCAAGGTATTCAACATATAAAAACAAGTTATTCGCAGATGAAGTAAGAGAGATAAGCAATGATATATTAGAAGTAAAATGTAAACATTGTAATGAATGGTTTATTCCTACAAACTTACAGGCAACAAATAGAAAACAAGCAATAAATGGGAATCAAAAAGGAGAGAATCATTTTTATTGCAGTCAAGAATGTAAGGATAAGTGTGAAATTTTTAGAATAATGCCAGTAACTCTTGAAAAACAGGATGAATTAAATGCTGGTATTTATACAGTTCATAAGCACGAAGGTTTTTACACAGACCCACAATTAAGAGTTTGGAGTCAACAAGTAAGAGATAATGCTAATAACCAGTGTGAAATTTGTGGGCAAAAAGGTGATTTACAGGCACATCACATCAACCCTAAGGCTACCAATCCAGAACAAGCATTAGATCCTCAGAATGGTGTATGTCTATGTGAGAAGTGCCATAAAGAAGCGCATAGCAAAATAAAACAATTAAAAAAATGCAACATAGTATAAAAGACAAATGATAAATCTCTTTCAGAAGCATATCTTACACAAAAAGACTTGACAGACTTTCATTGATGTGCTATATATTACACAAAAAGACTTGACAGACTTTCATTGATGTGCTATATATTACCCACAATGTAGTTTTAATGTGCTATATATTACCCATAGGCTTTTATTATGTATTACACATAACACACTAATATAAATATAATTATTGTGCAAAATACTGTATTTTGTAAATTCATATGGGTAATATTTTATCACTTAGGAGGACTCTATGTCAAAAGTAAATATATGCAAAATAAGTAAAACTGGATTTATATTTTATATTAGCGCTGCTGATCATTGGGTAAATAAAGGAAAATCTATTTTATTTAGATTTAAAAGAAGAAGGGATATGGAGCCAGAAGGTTGGATTTACCTTCAGTTTATTTTTCTTATTTTCGCTTTTCATCTTGCAATAAAAGGAGAGATTAAATGAAAGAGACAATTCAACATGCAGCAATTAAAAGATCTGATGGAATAATTTCAACTGGAAAGTCACATGCAGATGTAATCAAGTTGAGTCCTTATGGAACTTGTAAAGCTGGAAGTGAACAAGGATTTGTAACTTCATTTGGACGCTTTGTTTTAAGACCTGAAGCAGCATTTATTGCATGGTACAGTGAACAAATACCAAATGCACATTACGAGTTAATAAATCATATTGGACTTACATCTGAAAATCTATGGGATTATTGTGGGTTTGGATATCAGCAGGATTATGGATATTTGAAAAAGGTAAGTTGTCAAAACTGCGAAACATTCGGTCATTTATTGCCATGGAAAGAATGTAGAGATATTCCATGTAGTGGGTTTAAAAATTGGAAACCTCTTACAGTGCGTACAATGATAGCAGCTTATGATCAACTTGTTATAAAAGAAATGAAAAAGAAGGAGCAAAATGACAAATAAAACAAGACCTTATTTTAAAACATGCGATGGGTGTTCATCATTTGACCTAACGAATAAGCGCCCATGCTCTGTTAAAAATTGCAAGGATTATTCAAAATGGAAAAATAAAACAAAAGAAAATAAAAAAGGTCTTGACAAAATAGCTCAGTATATGGTATTTGTATTTGGAGTTGTTGCTGCTTTTTTAGTAAGCTTAAGTACAGATGGAGACTGGCAGAAATGGGGATATTTGTTTGGAGTTATTGGTTGTCCTGCTTGGTTGTATACAACATGGGTAAATAAGCAGTATCCATTATTTGGACTTTCAATTTTTTATACTCTTACTTGGACAAATGGATTATACAATAATGTAGCACTGAGTGATATAGTAGATTTATTTACTCGGCTTATACACCTTATAGCGTAGGATGACCTAATGATCTTTAAGACTCAGAAGAATATCGGAGACAATGGAGCAAGACTTTTGGTAAAGTGCACTGTTAGAACAACCTCTTCATGCTCAAGTGTCTCTATTCAAGATGTTAAAAAAGAAGATGTAGAAATATTACTTGCAGAATTAAAAGAGCAAATAATGAAAAGATTTATAAAATAACTGTTACAGGAGGGAAAAATATGTGCGTTTACTGTGGAGGATTGATAATTGTTGGTGGAATATGTATGTCTTGTAGAAACTATGTAGGAGATATTTATGTCAAATAAAATACAAGATAAAAGACCACTTGTTCTCCATAACTGGTTTGAGTTTAGCGACTGCGTAATGGGGCAAATTTACAATGATCGTAGAAGAACAAATCCTAATGATCGTAGAAGAACAAATCCTAATGATGGATCAATGCAAATGACATCTTATGTTAAATTACTTGACAGAGAAAGAGGAATTTTAATAACGAAAAATACAACATACCATCTTGGTAAGGAAGTTACACAGGAGATAGAATAATGACTGAGAAAACTATAAATTGGCCTGAGTGGAAAAGGAAAGGTCTTACAAAAAGCTTCAGGACTATTCTTAATAAGCGACCCTTGGTTATTCATAATTGGATTGTTTGGAATAACTGTGTATGGGGATCAATTTACAATGATGAGAGACGAAAGAATCCAAATGATGGTTCAGTTCAAAGAACTTCTTTTATCAAGAGCATTGACTTTGAAAATGGAATCCTAATTACACAAAATACAGTCTATCATCTTGGAAAACCAATTGATGAAAACTTTGAAGACTATTACAATAGAAAACAGAAAGAATATAAGGAGAGTCAATGGAAGAATTAGAAAAAGTATTACTTGTAACTGTTGGTCTTCCTCGATCTGGAAAATCAACTTGGGCTAAAGATCAAAGATTGCCAATCGTAAGCAGAGATGCAATAAGGATTGCACTTCATGGAGAAGCATATCTTCCAAAAGCAGAGAGTATGATTACTGTTATTGAAGATCTTATGATTGAGTCTCTATTTGAAGCAGGACATGATGAAGTAATTGTTGACGCAACAAATACAACAGAGGAAAGAAGAGAAAGATGGATTAGTGACAAATGGGAAACTGAATTTAGAAACTTTAGAACTTCAATTGATGTTTGCATATATAGAGCTTTAGAAGGTGATCGACATGATTTAATTGCTGTTATTGAAAGAATGGCGGAACAGATAACTTATCCAGAAGATGGATTTGACGCATGGTAGAAAAATTAACACAGGAGTACCTGAAGGAATGCTTGCACTATGATCCAGACACTGGCATATTTACTTGGCTTGTTAGACCAAGATCGCATTTTAAGGATGGAATAAGGAATAGGGCAGAACGCATTTGCAACATATGTAATACAATATATGCAAGATGTATCGCCGGATCTAAGGATAAAAAAGGGTATATTGTAATAAGAATTGACAACAAGGGATATTTCGCACATCGTCTTTCTTGGCTCTATGTTTATGGATATTGTCCAGAGAATGAAATTGATCATATTGGAGATAAAGATGAATTTGGAAATAAAAATCCAGATAATAAATCAGACAATAGAATTGTTAACTTGAGAGAAGTTGGAGATATTTGTCAAATGCAAAATACAGTGATTAGGAAAGATAACACATCTGGAGTAAAAGGTGTTTCTTGGAACAAATCTGGAAGAAAATGGCGCTCATACATTGCAATTCATAAAAAACAAAAGCACCTTGGTTATTTTATAAACTTCAATGATGCTGTAAAAACAAGGTGGGCAGAGGAAAGAGATAATTCAAAATGGGATTGCTCTACTGACTCATCAGCATACAATTATTTAAAAGAAAACAATTTATTAGAGGAGGAAAACATATGATACATCTTCATTGTCATTCTGGCATGAGTTACCTTGATGGATACTCTACATCAAAGGAAATAATAGATCGTGCTATTGAGATAGGCGCAAAACATGTATGCATTAGCGACCATGGAAATATCAATGTATTTCCAGAAGCTTACAAATATGCTAATAAAAAAGGAATTAATTATCTTCCTGCTATTGAATTTTATGTTGTGGATGACGAAGATCCAAAATTAAATAAAAGAGGTGAAAAAAGATACCATATGATAGCCATTGCTAAAAATTGGGAAGGTCTTCAGTGTATATTCAGAAAAGCAACATTGGCTAATTCTCAAAAATTTAATAAATTTCCTCGTCTTTTAATGAGTCAAACATATGATTTTCATGATTGCTTTATTTCTTCTGCATGTTCTGTAGGTTTTATTAAAAAAGATAATTATAGAGAATTAGCAGAAAAATATATAAAAGCATACAGGAATGATTTTTATATGGAAATTATTCCTGTATCTTATAACATTACAATTAAAGATTACACTAAGCCAGATTGGGATCAAGAGCAACTAATTACTAATGAGATTAAAAGACTTTCTGCTGACATGGGAGAAAATGTAATTGTTAATAAAGACAGTATAACAAATGAAAAAACAATAAAAACAATTCAAATTGATGGTGGCAGACTTGTAAATGAACGAGTTATTGAAATACATAAAGAACTTGGTGTGCAAATTTGTCTTACACAAGATTCGCATTTTACACGCAAAGAAGATGCAGAAGCTTTTGAAGTTCTTTTATGTATTCAAACAAGGCAGAAGATAAGCACTCCAAGAGAAAAACGCTTCTTCTTTGGAGACGACCAAATCTATATGAAAGACATGAAAGAAATGATAGAATCAACAAGATTACTTGGATACGTTCCTGATGAGATTATAAGAACATCAATTCTTACAACTACTATTATTGCAGAGCAATGTAATGTAATTATGCCTGAGTTTAGCTTTAATTTCCCAACTCCATATCCTGAATATGAAGACGAAGTAATTTTTAAGCAAAAAATAAAAGAAGGATGGAAGCGATTAAATATATCAGATAAGGAAAATGTTAGTGTGTATCTTGACAGACTTAAAATTGAGATTGATACAATTATAAGTCTTGATCTTGTACGTTATTTTCTCATCGTAGAAGATGTTATGAGATTCTGTAGAGAAGTTGGTATTGGTACTGGTTGTGGGCGTGGCTCGGCATCAGGTTCGCTTATATGTTTATTATTGGGCATCACTAAAAGAATAGATCCAATTGAGCATGGTCTATATTTTGAAAGATTTCTAAATAAAGCCCGTGTTTCTATGGCAGACATAGATGGGGATTTTGAGAGTAAACGTAGAGGAGAAGTTCTTGAATATTTAAAAGAAAAGTATGGAATAGATAAAGTTGCACAAATTGCAACTTATGGTTATCTTTCTCCCAAGTCAGCTTTTCGTGATGTTTGTTCAGTTTACTCTATTCCTTCTGTTGATATGAATAAGTTATCAAAGCTTATTGAGGCAGGAGTTATAAAAGAGAATGGATCAATTGTAGAGACATATAGTCAAGAAGAGAGTTTTGATCACATTCAAGAACTTATTGAGTTTAAGGAAAGATTCCCTTTTATTGTCGATATGGCATTAAAATTAAATGGTAGAGTAAGAAATGCTGGAGTTAACGCTGCTGGAGTAATCACTTCTTCAATTCCTTTGACCGATTTGGGCGTGATTGAAAATAGATCAAGTGGTTTTTGCATCGGGTGGGATAAGATTGTGTCAGAAGATACGTTTAAGTTACTAAAGCTTGACATTCTTGGGCTTAAAACAATTGATGTGATTGAGGGTAGCCTCAAGCTTATTAATGAGCTTAGAGAACTCAGTATTACGGATGACGACCTACCTTTTGATAACCAAATGGCAATTGATGAATTTGCAAAAGGAAAAACTGTAACAATATTCCAATTTGAGGGTAGTAATGCACAACGACTACTTAAAGAAAGTGGAGTTGGGACTCTTGACAATATATCTGCTATATCGGCAGTTAATAGACCCGGAGCACTCAATGCAAAAGATGAAGATGGAGTAAATATTACAACACATTACGTTAATAGAGTTAATGGGTCTGAAGAAGTAAAACATTTTATACCTCAATTTGAATATATACTAAAAGATACTAAATCCTTAATGATTTTTCAAGAGGATATGATTCGTATTTGTGTTTCTATAGCTGGATTTTCTGGAGTAGAGGCAGACACATTTAGAAAGATCGTTGGTAAAAAATTATCAAAGGATGAATTTGAAAAGCATAGAGAAAAATTTGTTACTGGATGTATTTCATATAGCAATATAACAATATTAGAAGGAAATAAAATATTTGATGATATTATAGAGATGGCTGCGTACTCATTTAACAAGGCGCATGCTGTTGCCTATGGAATGAACTCTATGATGTCAATGTACCTTAAAGTTAATTTTTCTTTAGAATATTTCTGTTCTTGCTTGACTTACGCTGGAAAAGATGATATGATTCCGGGGTATATTAAAGATGCAAAGAGATATGGAGTTGTTGTTGAATATCCAGACATTAACAATAGTGAACCAACAAAGTTCTCAATTGCAAATGGAAAGATTATTGCACCACTGAATGCTATTAAGGGAGTTGGAGATGTTGCTGCAAATTTAATTAAGCAGGTTCGTGATGAGGTTGAGTTTTTTACAGGGTTTGAGCATTTTGAAGCTGCTCTTAAGGAAAGAAAACTTGCAGGAAAGGTAAATAAAAGAGTAAAAGATTGTCTTGTGAAAGCAAATACTTTTAAGAAGCTTGGATATTTTATAGATGATGCAGAAGAAGAGGAAGAGAACCTTCGGGCGTTATTATCACTTTTTTCTCCTATTCCTTCTTTTAAGCCAAGAGGTGGAAAGACTCATGAGAAGCAGCATTTACATGATCTATTTGTAGAAGTTGGAAATTGTGGAGCAGAGAAGTGGTCAAAACAGTATGATACAGTATCACCAATTTCTTACGCCAAACCTAATAACATGATTATTTACAATTTATCAACATGGGATAGCTCAATGCTACAAAAGGACAATACAAAGTGGTTAGTACCTAACTTAATGGAGTTGACAGACACACCAAGAGCCGACTGGTATGTAACTACTGGAGTAAAATGTTCATTTCATGGAGTTGTTAAGGATAAGATTCCAAAAGAATGTCGTGACAAATGTAGACTTGATTTCTTGTCAAAAGAAATAAAAATAGTCAGACCACGTATGATTTTAGCAATGGATAGTCA